CGATGGCGCTGGATATGAGGACCAGTGCTTTTGCCGGCACGGCGGCTGTGGCGACTGCAATCGTCATGGCCCTAGTGTTTTGGCCAGCTGCAGCATTGCAGGTTCACCCGTGGACTGGGTGGGTTCATGCTGTGGCGCTGTTGCTCGACGTAACCACGTTGAGCATCGGCGGATTTACCGGTGTGAGTATGTGGGTTGGCACATTGATCACTGGGATTGCTCTTGGTTTAACGACCACCATCAATTGGGGTTGCAATATTACCAAGAGTGCGTTTGCGATGTGGACAGCTCCGACAGAGTTCGCTTTCACATGCGCATTCTTGTGTGTGATGTGGTATATCAACAGGGTATCTGCACGACATGGGTTTCGCTGGAACCACCAGGCTAGCAAGTTATTATTGTTACTAACGCCTATTGCGTTGGTCACGATGCGAGCAGTGTGGTATTTAGTGTCTAGGCCATGGTCATGGGACGCTTATTTGTTGTATATGATGGGGACAGTGGAGTGTTATCACGAGTTAAGGTACAGTTTGTACCAAGTGCTTGGGTGTTGCCTCGGTGTCCTGTCGTATTTATCAACAAGTCATTTGGAGATTTGGCCAATGCAAATGCAATTTGCAGGTGACTCCGATGATAGTAAGTTCCGACGAGTTGTACCTGACGCTGACCCGAGTTTGGTCGAGCTACCACCGTGTACTCATGATCATAGATTGCTTGATTATGACCCTACCGGTGTGTACCCTGAATTACCGCTGAACTGCGTATGCACGTGCAAAGCAATGCGCGTGCAGTATCGTGGTAGAGTGAGGTGGGCTGTGTTGCCTGACAGAGAGTGCATCCACAATCATCTTGATTCACCTGTGAATTTACGGTTGTTTTGGGATGCACTTCATCAAGCACGTGCTGCAAGTTTGGGATCAACACTTGGCGGGGCATTGGGCGGAAGGACTGTTGTTCCAGCTAAAGATGCCACCAGTACCGATCAACATGCGCAACCACCTAAGGATACTCAATCCAAGCCCACGGACGTCAAAGGCACAGCGGACACACCGGTGTATGATGATTCCAAGTATAGTGGGCCAAAGGAATTGCCACATTACATGCACAAGGAAGAACGCAACAAGCTGTCGCTACCGGAGACAATTGGTGCCATTATGGCAACGGTAGCGCGCGTTGTGGTGCCAACGTTGGCAAATGCTGATATGAGTGACATCAGCAATCGAAATGCACTTGTAGATTGGTGCAGTAGAAATTTTGCCACGTATGAACAACGTGCTGCGTTGTACTCAAAGCACATGCAGGCCTTCACTGGTGGGCGATGGGGTCAATGGTCACCTGCCGACATTGGCAATGCCTATCATTTCTGTGTTGCTTATTGTACTGTACCCACAAATGGTAAGATCGCAGCAGCCGCCGCCGAGAAATCAAAAGTCGCCAAAGATAGGCGCTCCCTAGCCCCCACTCGGGCTAAGGGACAATAGGGGTGCCTGGCCGTTGAGCCTGGCAGTGAGTGCATTAAGCGGTATCCACCACCGCCTGCCACTGCCGGTTTGCGGGCCCAATGGTCCGGGAAACCACCACGGTTTCGTCAAGTGAGTGTGATCAAGATTTCCGATTACACCACACATCATGTACCGAATAATTCAATGAACAACGCATACGCAGCGCTCATGGGGCGTGTTTACTATGTAAACACTGACGGTGACACGCCTCCCCAACCTAAGCCTCGCGTATTTGACCGATTCAACAGATTCTACCGTTCTGTGTTAAGTTATTTCCCAACCAAGGTCGGTCCAGTATCGCTGACAGAATTTCTGAAGCGGTATACTGGTCGTCGCTTGACAATTTACACAAACGCTGTGAACAACATCATCCGAAGAGGGCTTGGTGCTGCCACACCAGGTATAGCAGACATCCAATTGTTTGTTAAAGCCGAGAAGGTGGGTAAGAGCCCAGATGATGCGGTCGGCCGGATTATCTCACCCAGAAGTCCGGAATATAATGTGTTGTTGGGTAGGCATATCTCACACTTGGAACATCGCATGTACGATGCGATTGACAAGACGTTCATGGCTCTGCGCCCTGACTCAGTTCAGGCGCCAACAGTAGCTAAAGGCCACAATGCAGAGGCAAGGGCAAACATACTATGGCGTAAGTGGTCGTCTTTCCGAGACCCAATTGGTTTCGGCGCCGACGCTAATAGGTTTGACCAGCATGTATCAGTTGATGCTCTCAAGTCAACTGATGATCTGTATTGTGCAATATCGTCTGAGCCTAACAAACTCAGACCATTGTTGCAACTACGTCACAATAATTCTATGACGGGTAGATTCAAGGATGGATTTATTCGTTGTCGGAAACGTGGTGGTCGGTGCTCTGGTGACATGGACACAGCTGAAGGAAATATCATCATTGCGAGTGGCATGAACTATTCCCTTGTTAGTAGGTTCCCCTTTAGGGTGGAAATACTCGACGATGGTGACGACGTGTATTATATCATGGAGCGTCGCCACTATGCGGCATTTATTGCTGGGTTCGAGCAATGGTTTCGTGATTTTGGGTTCACGATTTCTGTTGAGGAGCCAGTCGATGTTTTCGAGCGGATCGAATTCTGCCAATCTCAACCAGTTTGGGACGGCGACAAGTGGATAATGGTTCGTAAGTGGCCATCATCGATGTTCAAGGATTGTGTTAGTCTCAAACCACTGGACAATCCAAACGTCTATGCACACTGGACTAGAGCAATAGGGGAGTGCGGGTTATCGTTAGCCGGGGGCATACCGATATATTCGTATTTTTATAATGAGCTGGTCCGACGTGGAGAGCACGGAAAAGCAGGATGGGATGACATAACGCTGGAGTCGGGCTTCAGAATGCTAGCAAAAGGGATGCACCGAAAACACAGTGAGCCAACACCGGCCTCACGTGTTTCATTCTACAAAGCATTTGGAGTCACACCAAGTGATCAACGATTGTGGGAGCAAAGTATGCCGATGCGCATTCCAGAGTACCATGAGACAGAGCTCACAGCGCGGCACATAGCCGATGAGCCTCCACTTAACACTAAACCATTTCTGGTAGTGGGTTCTTGGAGTGATTTGTCGACGACCTGTGCTTAGCCCCCGAACGGGATATGGATCCCGTTCTCTGCGATGTCGAGGAAGTCAAAGGGAAGAAAGGCTGCAAAGAAAGCAGCCGCTGCCAACAAGGCAGCAGCGCAACAGCCGCGTTCTGCAAGACGCGGTGCGCAACAGCAGGGCAAGAAGAAGAAGCGAGCACACCCGGCGTCATCATATATCAATTGGGCGCTGGGCAAGCATCACTTACCGCCAACACGCATACCGTACCCGGTACCGGATGGTGCACGTGTCGTGCACTACAAGACGGTACGACAGCGCTTGTTGATTACTCCAAGCGCTGGCGAGAAGGAGTGCGGCTTTGTATTGTCAAAGGACAGCGCGCATACCGATTACTTCAATGGTACTGGGCTCAGTGTCTGCAATGCATACAAGTGGGTGACAATGACGGCCGGTAATACACCGGCACTTGTGCCACTCACGTTGGATGCTCAGTACGTAACAGGTACTGCAGACAACGGGTCCGGGTACTCGAGGTTCTTTGGAGGCACGTTTGCATGGCGATCACGCGACACCAAGCTGAATACAGGTGGAGCGGCGTACATTATGGGCGGTAGAGATTTGGCCTTAGTGTTTACCCCTACAGGGTTGACAGCTGATCTTCAAGGACCAACAAATACAGCCATGAGTAGCATCACGTGCTCAAACGAGCAGCCCATCACGCAGTCTTGGCGTGGTGTGCGAGTGGTGCCAACGGCACCGGATCAACGTCGATTTCGGGATATTCCCGAAACTATCTTTAGCGGCAACATTGGTGAATACATGCCGTCTGCAGCGTTCGAGTTTGCGGACCGAGGGCTGTGTGATGGCATCTATTTCGTCACAGCTGCTGAGGCTAGTCCAATCGAGGTAATGGTTGAATTGACGTATCAAATTGTCCGGTACAATCCAAATTCAGCAACACCAGTTCTAACTGATGGGCAACCTACTGTCAATGTGCCATCAGCACCGGGCATCTCATCAATGATTGAGAATGTCGTCAACTCCATCTCGTCTATGACGCAGGCTGGAGGGATGCCAGGATTCAACATCGGTGACGTACTTGCTGGTGCAGGTGGTCTGTGGGCCGGCAGTTCAATAGGGACGGGTGGAATAATGGATTCGATTGGGTCAATGATTGGCGGAGCATTGGGCGATTTAGGGGTAGGGTCGCTGGTGGATGCTCTTCCGCTAATGCTGTTGTAATTCAGGCGCAATGACGCGTCTTGTGATGTTGGGTTGCAGCCCAACTGTGTCGTTTTCGGTTCACAATGTTGTTTACCACCTTGGAATTGTTGGAAATTTCGCATACGATAAACCACTACTTGTTAGGGATGGCTGGTAGTGATGGGAAGTCACTGTGATTTGCTGATGATTAACGTGGACTATCTGTGGTACGGCCTTCCTCAAAGACAACCGTTGCCACTAATTGTTCATTACTTGGGGGTTGGTTCGGCGGAGCAATTATACTGCTGTACGGTGTGCGCACCAGTGCGGGTCACTGTTTGCAGAAGTCGAGCTATCAATACTGTAGATGAATTTAAGACTCTCTCACTGGGAGTAGGTGCAGGACATCACTGGCGCTGAAGCGCAGGTACACCACCTCAAAGCACCAAGACTTGACCACACGTAAGTGGGGCC